TTCCGTTAGTTTGTAGCTGAAGTACGCCCGATGTATCAGCCGTGTAAACTAAAGAAGTTGTTGTCGTTGTTCCTGCACTTATTGTTGATGCCATGTTTGTTCCTTAAATTACTACCCAGCGCTGACCTGAGCTGACCGTTACCGTAATTCCTGAGTTGATCGTCACAGGACCGACTGAAAAACCATTCGTCCCACTGGGGATCGTTGAACTGGTTGTCACCGTGGTCGTGTTCGTCAATATAGACCCACCACCTAAACCACCACCAATCCCACCCCACACCGAGCCGTTATAGCCCTCAAACTGCGCCAGTGTTGTGTTGTACCTCAGCATTGCAGTAGCTGGTGTGCCTGGGCGTTGTGCAGTCGTACCAGTCGGTAATTGAGTAGATCCTGTACTATTGAACAAAAATGTTGTATTTGTAGCAGAATAAGTTAGATTGTTACCTATCCCACTTGTTGCCATTGTCTGTACAGTTCCTGAGTTGTCCTTATAAAACAACTTTCCATCTGTAGCATTAATAGCTATCTCTACACCATTAGAACTTGTAGTTAGATTTGCAGATGATGGAGTATTCCCAGAAGTCGTACTTCCGAACAAAAGTATGGGCGTGAATCCAGTCTGCGACATATTAAATCCTTTTCACTATTGTATCTATATTCATTCAGAACACCAACCACCGTGACCCACTTGGCACTGTTACTGAAACACCACTACTCAAAGTTATTGGACCCACACTACTTGCTGAATAACCAGTTGGAATAACCACAGACGTAGTAAGAGTCGTAGAGTTAAGAACTAACCCCTGTACACTTAACCCACCAGTAGTAGGAATAAGTTTGTCTGCTACGTTGTCTTGGTTAATAGCCATGATTAAACGTCCGTTGCGCCTTGGTATTGAGACATTGTTTTAAGCACTGTGTATATTGCAGTCATCAACTCACCCTTACCCGCCAAGTCTGCAAGACCAATGTAGTGTGCGTGTTCCATGACTGGGCTTAGATTTGAATCTCTAGCATCCTTTGAGAAATGCACAGATACCTGTACTTGGATGTTGTCTTTGTTTCCAAAGAAGTTTGTAACTCTAGCGTAAGCCTCTGGTGCTGGTGCGCCAAATTGAGTTGTGCCTAAGTTTAGTTTAAGTGCCATTGTTTACCCCAGTTCTGATGTGTCTAAGCGACAATTCCACCTGATAGTGGTTGATGCCGCACCTGTTACGTTTACCGATATACCGCCATTGGTTGTGTCTGCGGTAACTGTTACGTTTCCTACCTGACCCCATGTGGATGTTATTCCAGATGTTGCACCCAGTAGTGTAATCTGTGGTGTTCCTACTAATGCAGTTGTAGATGCAAGTGTTCCTGTACGCTGAATAACACCTTTAATTTCCCATCCTGCCGCATTTGTTGTTGCGGTATCTTTGGCTGATACTAATCCTCTAAATGTATACACACTTGAAGTTGATGCAGATGGTGCAGGAAGCGCAGGAATTAAAGACGAACTTGCCGAACCACCTGTAGCCGTTAGTTCAGTTAATGTTGCATTTGTTGTTGTAACTTGTAAATTAAAAACACTATTTTGAGCATCCCCATTAGATGCAATCCTCCCTGCTGAAAACGATTGAGCACCTTGTACACTTCTAGTGTTTGATTGATAACCAAACGCAGAAGAATATGCTCCAGATGCTGTATTTTGTACTCCATAAGCAACCGAGCCACTACCTGATGCAACATGCGCTCCACCACCTAATACTGCAGAAACAAGACCACTTGCCGTACTACCCCCACCAGTAACAGCACCAAATGGAGTTCCTCCACCGACAACAACAGAACCTGTGCCAGAAGCAACATTAGTATTTCCCCCACCAACAAAACTCCAATCTCCAGAGGCTACGTTCCTATTACCCGCAGTACCCGCATCACCACCACCACCAATAAAGCTATATGATCCTGTTGCTTGGTTATTTCCTCCTCCTACTACTACTCCATGAGGTGTGTAGAAAGATAGTGTTATACCCGCAGTAGTTGTTGCCGCCTGAGATATTGTGAATGTATAAGCAGTTCCTGTTATTGTTGTAGAGGATACTGATTGAGATGCTGAAACTGTCCAAGTAGAACCAGAGCCTGAAACAATGTATGTTCCCGCAGTAACCCCTGTTCCTGTTAATACTTGTCCTGCTATTATTGTTCCAGAGGTTAAAGAACCTACTGTAAGAGTTGTACCTGAGATAGTGGACGTTGCCATTACCGCAGGAGTTCCTGTTGTTACAGATGATGTTGCGTAGGTTTGTCCTGATATTCCTGTACCCGACACATATTGACCTACTTTAATGCTTGCATTAGTACTTGATAAATAAACTGTGGTTTGAGCAGTTAATGCAATTGTTGTAGCTTGCGTGGTTACTGTGGCATTTGCTGTGCCTGTATTGTATTGTCCACCGCCAATAAAATTGAAATATCCTGTTTGTGAACTTGAGCCATTTTGAAAACCACCAACAACTACAGAAGCATATCCTGATGTAGTGGCAGAATAACCACCAACAGCCGCAGAATATTGACCAGATATTACTGCACCATTTCCACCAGTTAATGATGCACCATAACCTGAAACTGTGTTATTTAAACCGCCACCTAAAGCGGCATAAACTCCGCTTGCCACATAACTTGCTGTGGTTCTACTAGTCTGCCAATCAACCGCATTAGCACCCCTAGCATTACCACCTGTAGCACTAGATGTAGTCTGTTGTGCTTGTAATGCTCCTGTTCCCAATGGTTGCAACACAAGAGGTGTATTTGTTCCTCCTGCCGCTTTAATTGCAGGATAAGAAGCATCCCCTACCACTTGAATATAAGTAGTAGAAGCATCTCCCAGAGTTGATGTTCCTGTGGCTTCTAGGGTTGTGAATTTACCTGTGTTAGCAGTTGTAGCACCTATTACTGTGTTGTCTATAGTTAGACCAGTCAAAGCACTAGACCATGTAGGAGGAGCAGTAGAACCCGCAGATTGCATCAATTGCCCAGAAGTACCAAACCCTGTTGTACCACTTGTTGCAGGAGTAGTACCTAAGTTTGTTGAAAGTCCAATAGCCCCAGAAGCATTGATAACATGAGCTGAATTTGCAGATGCCCCCCAAGGAAAATATAATTTATAGCCATTTCCAGAGCCTACAGCAATGTCCCCATCATGCCCAGAGAAATAAATTTGATTATTAATACTGTAAAAATCAGCCGGAGTTGAAGAACTAAAGCCAGATGAGTTCATGCCAAACTCACCATAGTAAGATGAGTCTGTACCTAAGTCATTACTCAGTACATAGTTAGTAGATGCGCTTGCTGTTCCAGATTTATTTTGTATAAGAGCTTGTAAATAACTATTTGCTACTATAACTCCAGATGAGAAATTAGAATTAGACGCATTAAACGTCAGCGTTGGTGTCAAACTTGTTGAAGATGATGCACTTAATGTCGGAACATTTAATGCATTATTTGTTGCATTAAAGTTAAGAGATGATATTGATGAAAGTGCGCCAGTTCCATTTCCATATGGAATATAGCCAGTTGCTAAAGTATTTAATCCAGTTCCACCACTACCAACTGCAAGAGTACCCGCTACAGTTATTGCCCCCTGTGATGCTGTGCTAGGAGTAAGACCAGTAGTTCCAAAACTAAGAGAGGTTACAGCAGATCCTGTTAGTGACGGCAAGTCTGAGCTAGTCAATGCCCTAAATGTGGGAGTTCCTGCACTACCAGATGCAGGTCCTGCAAACAAAGTATTGATTGGTTGTGTAGCCAATGTTCCTGTTAGTGTCCCTGTGGTTGTAACAGGAGACCCAGTCACATTAAATACAGATGCAGGAAGTGCCAGTCCTACAGAGGTTACTGGCTGTTGGGTTGTTACAGCACTAGACCCGTTGGCGTACATGTAACCAGTCAACCCAGTTACTGTAATGCTGTTAAACGCCTCTGAGGAACTTCCGTTAATCTTTTCCCAAGCACTTGTAGTGCTGTTAAATATCGCCCAGTCGCCAACAGACCATAATGAAATACCGTTCAGTGTGGTTGTTCCTGCTGTCGAGACAACATAATAATTGTTGTTTGTGCCAACACTAGAGGTTAGTGTAGGGCTGTTTGTAGCCGCATTCCACGTTCCCTGATAGGATGGTGAATTTAATGGATTGGTAGTGGCAGAGGTTATTTGCCCCTGCGCATTTACCGTGATTGACGGTATAGCCACGCTAGACCCATAAGTACCCGCCATAACCGTGGTATTAGCAAGCGCTATCGTTCCACTGGTTGTTATCGTACCACCAGATAAACCAGTACCTGCGGTAATACTTGTAACAGTTCCTGTGCCGTATGGCAATGCAGGTATATCGCTAGACACCAAAGCCCTAAATGATGGTGTTGCAGATGCCCCAGTTGTTGGTCCAGCAT